ACCTCCTGTATTGCAATATAGACCGCAATCGTCTTCGTTGGTACTGTCTGACATTTAAAAGTCAGGCTGTTGGCAGATTGGCCAGTACATGAAATTCCGGCAGCGGTGTACGCATCACGGCTGTCCGACGCGGGCATGGGCATGATGAGCTGCTTACTCTCGTCGGCTAGCACGCCAGGAACTGTGAGTGTTTTGGTAAAGACTGTTCCACTAGCCGTTGGTTCTTTTGCCCACCCAGATGTTGTGAGTGTGTACTTATTTCCTTTTGGTCGCAACCCAGCCCCGTCCAGTGTATAGGTCGAACCGCTCTGACTGCCCTTGATTCCGCCCGTAGCATTCAGAGTCAGTGCGTTTACGCCATTGATCGTGGCGTTTTTGCCTGGTGTTCCAGCGGGGCCAGTCGCCCCAGGCGTACCGTCCTTCCCGGCAGGCCCCTGGATGCCCTGTGGCCCCTGCTTTCCATCCGCTCCAGCAGGTCCGGCAGGCCCGCGCTCCCCGGCGGCCCCGTCCTTCCCTGCGGGGCCCTGGGGACCTCTCAGCCCCTCCAGCTGCTCCGGCGTAAAGTCGGAGTAGACAAACGGGTCTCCTTTCGGCCCCTGCGCCCCGTCCTTGCCGGATATGCCCTGGGGGCCCGGGTCTCCCTTTTGCCCCTGGGGACCCTGTTCGCCTGGGTCGCCTTTCGCCCCCGGAGCGCCGTCCTTCCCCGCAGGTCCCTGGATGCCCTGCGGCCCCTGCTTTCCATCCACTCCAGCAGGTCCGGCCGGGCCGCGGGCTCCTGTCTCGCCCTTTGGTCCCTGGGGACCTGTCTCGCCTCTGGGGCCCTGCAGCTGTCCCTGGCTCACCCACGCGCCTGCTCCGCCGGTGGTGTCCCACATATAGATGGTGTAGGGCGCTGTCGCCCCAATGTTGTACATATCGCCCTGTTTTGGGGCCGTGACGGAAGACTTCAGGGCATCCAGGCTCACATAGGTCCCAAGAATATCAAGCCCCGTCCCGGTCTCGCCCTTTTCTCCCTGCGGCCCCCGAGGGCCTTCGGGTCCTGTCGCCCCCTGTTCGCCGCGTTCTCCCTTGGGCCCCTGGACCCCTTGATCCCCCTTTGGCCCCTGTGCCCCGGTCTCGCCCTTGGGTCCCTGTGGCCCCTTGGGACCCTGGACCCCCTGGCTGCCCTTGGGTCCCTCCGGTCCGGTCTCGCCCCGGTCCCCCTTCAGGCCCTGTGGGCCCCGAGGGCCCTCCTCACCTTTAGGCCCCTGAGGACCTCGCTCCCCGGTCTCACCCTTCGGACCAACGGGCCCCTGAGGACCTGTCTCTCCGGCCTTTCCCTGCGGCCCTGGATCTCCCTGGATCCCCTGCGGTCCCTGAGGGCCCTTAGGGCCCATCTCGCCCCGCTCTCCCTGAACGCCCTGGGGTCCCTGGAAGCTCCCGGCGTCCGTCCATTGGCCGCTCTGGCTGTCCCACCAGTACAGGTGGGTCCCCACCAAATAAGCTTCCCCCTCGGTCCCCGTGGGGTGCTCCTGCTTCAGCTCCTCAAGGGTCTCATACTGCCCCAGCCATAGCACATTGTCGCCCTTTTCTCCTCTGGGGCCGACCAGAGACTCCAGCCATTCCAGCTCCGTCCCCTGGAACCCGTGCTTCACTGCCACAGCATACGCACTCAGATACCAGAAGGGCTTTGTTCCACGCCCCTGTGCCACGATGGAGCACGGGCGGCTCACCAGTGCCTCCAACGTGATCGGCAGCTGGTTTCTGGCATACCACTGCCGGTAATCCAGCTCCTTCTTGCTGTACATCTCATAGCTGTTTCGATACCGCTCAAACTCACCGTTGGAGTAGTACACCATCGCCTCAAGATAGTGGACATACATCTGGTCCCAGGGGAAGGGTACCAGCAGCTCATGTTCTTCGTCCTGCGGCAGCGTATAGCTGGCCCAGCCGTCCCCCTTGTAGAAATCCAGCATCAGCCGTCCGTCCAGTTCACTCAGCCATCGGACCAGCATACTGTCCGCCACCGCGTTTCCAGAGAGCTCCCGCACCTGGCTGATTGCTTCCCTGATCTTCATAAAAACCTCCATTCGACCCATAGATTGATTTTTCTTCCCTTGTCAAACATCTGTTCCAATGTTAAAATACTGACAAGAGGTGATATGAATGGGTGCGTATCTCAAGCCATTTTTCTCCCTGCTCCACGAGGCCATAGAGGCCCCGGAGCGCCACCGCCAGAAGGCGGAGCTGGAACGGAAAACACAGCTATACATACAGTGCATCCGGGAAGGCCGGGATCCATACTCCGAACCCGGTCTGGTCAATCCTCCCAAAAAGGGCCTCTGATTTGGCAGTGCGTTGGCACTGCCATTTTTTATAAACGGCGCAGCGGGGCCGGGAAGGGAGGAAAAGGTCCCGTCCAAACCTCGCTGCGCCGTGTCGCAGCCGCCTGGGGATTCGCGGCAGGTATTCATTTTTTGTTACACCCCGCGGGCCTTGGCCTCTTCGGCATAACGGTTGCTCTCCTGGTCAATGAGGTTCGCAGTGGCGGTGTCCTGGTTCATGCTCTGTTCCAGGACCTCGGCAAACATCCGCTTGATCTCTACCGTCTCGCCCCGCTTGATCTGGACCCGCTCGCCGTTCACGGCCACAAAAACGTCGTCCTTGTACTTGCCGTTGTCCTTGAACAGGCGAATGGGCACCATATCGTCGTAGGGGTCATGGGCAAGGGCGGCATTCCCCTCCTCAGCAGCTTTTACTCCCGCAGCGGCTTCCGCCTTGGCATCCGCTACGATTGCAGCTGCCTTTGCCCGGGCCTCTTCCAGGATCTTTTCTGCCTCGGCAGCAGCGTCCACCTGTGGAGTCGCATCCTGCATCTCTTCTGTGGGTCTCTTTTTTTCAGCCATAGTCAATCCTCCTTATTGGTGTGGGGCCGCCTGCCGCAGCGTGCGGCCCCGGTGATTTATCAGGCAGCGCCGTTGAAGGTGGAGGTGGTCTCAATGCGGACCATGTAAGGCTCAACCAGGCGCTCGGCAACCTTGGTCGCCTTCCAGCCAGCGGTCGCGCGCTGGTTCAGGGGGTCGGCAGTGCCGGCGCTGCCCAGCTGCTTGACGATGTGCTGGAGGCCTCCGCCCTCGATCTCGGTCACGCCGTAGGCGTCCGCACCCAGAATGAGTGTGGCGTACACATCCCGCTTGCTGGCCTGGGGGCTGCCCTCATTCCCGGCAGCATCCTTGCCCGCCTTTTCAAATACCTTCGCCTCGCTGGTCTCCACAAATCGGACGCCCTCAATGCGCCCGATCTCGCCCTCGTAGATGCCGTCGGGGTCGGAGTAGGTCTTGACGTTCACCCACTTGGGATCAGACATCAGGTCGTAGGAGCAGTCGGGGTGGATGATGCCAGCGTAGTAGCCGTTGATCTTGGGGGCATTCATCACCTTGAGGAACCGCACTGCCTTTCGCACCGCATCGACGGTCAGGTAGTGGTTCTTGCTCAAGTCAGTGGTAGCGCCGCCCACCAACTCAGCCCGGGACTTGACCTGGCCCTCGGCGTACTGGACATTGGTGCCGCCGTTCAGTACTTCTCGGGTGATGGTATCCAGGGTCCGGCCCGCCTGACTGCCCAGCAGCTTGGTGGCCTGCACCAGGTTGTTGTCGATGGCGGTCAGCAGCAGGATGTCGGACAGCTCCACGAAGCCACCGTACTGCTTCACCTCGGCAGTGATGGTGCTCATGTTGAGCTTCTGGCCGTTTGGGGTCACACCCTCGGTCAGGGGGGTGAGCGCCTTGGGCAGGGGGTCGTACTTGCGGAACTCAATGGTCTTGCCACCGTTCTTGGGGATGGGGTGCTTCTGGGCGAACTGGTCATGCACCAGCTCCGGCTCCGCCATATCAATGAGATAGTCGGAGTAGAAGGTTTTCATCTCGTCGGACAGCCCGCCGTCGCCGGTCACGTTGGTGTTGCCGTCAAACAGGTTCAGCACCACGGGCAGCAGCAGGAGCTTGTCCGCGCTCTTGGTTTGAAACATAAGTCTATTCTCCTTTCCCATGCGGGAGGGGGAGAGCCGTTACAGATTGATGGTTTCCCCTCGCGCAACTCTGCGGGCGACCTCGGCTCGGTCCTTCTTGGACCACTTGCTGGGGTCGTCCTTCACGGTAAATGCGCTCTGGGCAGAAGTGCCGTTCTCCTGGGGCCTCGCTCCCTTGGCGCGGATACCAGCCACCACTTGCTTCTCGGTGGCCTGGGCCTGCATCTGGGCCACGCCCGCCTTGATCTCCTCCATGTGGATGACCTCATAGGCGTGCTGGACGGGAACGCCAGCTTTCAGCATAGAGAGGAACCGCTGGTCTTTGACCTCTACATTCAGGTCAAAGCTGGGGTACAGGCTCTTGACCTGCTCCGCCTCGCCATACCATCTCTGGAGCTGCCGCTGCGCTGCCTCCTCGCCCTGGCGCATCCGCTGGGCCTTGATGAGTGCTGCGTTGTCCCGCTGGAGTTTCTGGAACTGCTTGTACTGCTCCACGCTCATGCCTGCTTCTTCCGCAGCCTCGGACCAGTACGCATCGTCATTCTCGACGGCGGCAGTCAGCTTGTCGATGTCGCCGTCCCCGATGTGGTAGCGCTGCATCAGCATATCCACGAGGGGCTGATAGCTGCCCACCTGCTGCTCCAGGTTTTGGGTCTCCCGGAACCGCCGATTGATGATGCGCTGGGTCTCCTCGGTGTAGATGTCCTTGTACTCGCCGTTCACAAGGTCAAGAAACGCCTTTCTTCTGCTTTCCAGCGTATCGGACGTGGTTTGCACGCCCAGCTTTTTGTCACTCCCGGCGTCGGAGGACTGCGCTTGTCCGTTCTGGCCGCCAGTGTCACCAGCCGCCGCCGGTGCCGCCTGTTTGCCGAACAGGACGTTTTGGAACTCGCCCGCGCCCCGCCGCCGCGCGGCGGGATTTTGGATGTTTCGGCCCGCATTCTGCGGGTCGCCCCGGCGGGTGCTACCGGGGGATGCCTGGGAACCGCCCTGGGTGCCGTCACCAGCCTGGGATGCAGGGGCCGCCGCCCCAGCGCCCGCTCCGCCAGCAGCAGCGCCGCCGTCGAACAGGTCCAGCCGGATGTCCAGCAAATGAATGTCTCTCATAGGATTGCCTCCTTCTGCGCAGCCGTTGGCAGCCCTGCTGCCTTACGGATGCGGCGTACCCCTTGCGGGTGCTTCGTCGCGGGTGTCTCGCCCCCGTGCGTCGTCGTCACAAAGTCCGCTCTGCTTGTCCCGCCTCGTCAGCCGGGTCGCGCTGCGCTCCCTTGCTCCTCCTCTCCCATCTGCGCCCGTTTCACTGGGCCGCGTATGGGCGCCCGAATACTTCACCAGGGCAGCGGCAGAACGTATGCCTCTGGCCGCTGCCCCCGTAGGTGAAGCAGGAGGACAGCATAAGCGTACCAAACGCTTTTCACGATTGCGCCCCGAAAACAGAAAAAATTTTTTTATTCCTCCAGATACTCCACGCGGATGCAGTCCGGGTACTTGGCCTCGATCTGTTTCAGCCCGATAACCGCCATGTCAAACGCCCCGCCAGCAGCAGAGTCACCGTTGAAGTGAAAGGCCACTCTGCCGCTCTCCATGGTTTGGTCATAGGCAAGCGTAGAACCGCCCTCTGCGTTTTTGATATAGCCGCCCAGGGCGTAGAGGATGCCGGAGATGGCGGCGCACACCTCCGGGTGGCCCGTGGCGTGCCCATTGGCAAACAGCGTGTAGCGCGTTCCGTCCCGCTCGGCATAAACCGTTGTCATGGTGTGCCTCCTCTCAGCTCTGCGGCTCTGCGGCGCTGCTCTTGGCGTTCATATTGGGCGTGCTGCGCTGGGCCAGCCTGGTCCCATAGTCCGTCATGGGGGTCTGGGCCCGTGCGGCCGCCCCCGCCAGACCGCTCCCGCCTCCAGCCGGGCGTCCGGTGGAGGCGTCCCGTTTCCGGGCGCTTCCTCCGCTCTGCGGGCCGCCCTCCACCCCGATGTCCTTCCCGGTGAGGGACTGGATGATGAACGCCATCTGGTCAAGCTGCTGGGACATCTGCTGGCAGATGTTGAGGAGCATCTGACCCTGCTGCACCTGCTCCAGGACCTTTTCCTTGCCCTCAAACTCCATCATCTCCAGCGCGCCCATAGCCTCCTGCGCCCGCTCCGGGTTGAAGAATCCCAGCCCGTACAGCTCCTTGGCCCGCTCGTTCTGCTCCATGCGGGAGAAGGGGTTCTTCTTCTGCGCCTTGATTTTCAGGTCGAATACAGGCCGCCGGAAGATCGTGTTTCCATCGCTGTCCCGGCCCATGGGCTGCTCCCGCAGCCCTGCGTTGTTCATGTCCACGAACCGATAGCTTCCCGGCGTCGTGCCGGTGATGCGGAAGGACCGCACCTCGTCGTAGAACTGCCTCATGCGCTCAATGGACATGGCGTTGATCTTGGCGTCCGCCCGGTAGCTGGCAGAGATCATGTCCCGGCTGGTCTTGTTGCCCGCCTCCTGGAGGGCGGCGATGGCCGCCGCAGCAGTCACGCCGGACCCTGCGCTGCCGCTGTTCACGTCCCGGTTGCTGGCAGTGTCCTTCATCTCTTCGATTTTCAGCTGCGCCACCTGCACATAGATGTCGGAGAGGGGCTGGGTGACGATCTCTTTCAGCCGCCTGTCGTCCAGCTCGCCCTCCACATGGACGACGGGCTTGCTCCAGTCCAGGAACTCCTCCTCGTTGATGCCCGTGTTGTTGGAGGCGAAGTACCGCCGCTTGGTGGCCTGCATCGCATTCTCCAGGATGTTCCCGAACAGCTTGTCGATGTAGAGCTGCGGGTCCTTGCAGACCGCCACATAGCCGAAGCCCACCGGCGTGCCCTTCTCCGGGAACAGCACGTCGAACACCACCGGGTACATTCCGTCGTCATACCAGCCCCGCTCCCGGTATTCCGGCTCATTCTCACTGGCAAACAGCAGGGTGTCGCCTACGAATTTCGCATAGTGCAGCAGCGTCCGGCCAGAGGGGGAGGTGGTCTTGTAGTACCAGTCCACCACCACGCTCTTGCCTGTGATGTCCACGGTGTCGTCGTAGATATACTGCTTCACGTCGATGACGCTGCCGCCCAGGTGCCCTCTGTGCTCCGGGTACTGCTGCTCCAGCAGGTCCTCGTCCACCAGGTCCACGATAAACAGGTTGTGGGACTTCTGAATGTCGGTGATGCCGGGTTCCCAGAAGATTTTCAGCAGGTCGATGGAGCGGATGTCGATGTCGCCAAGGCCGTTGTCCTTGGCGCTGTTCCAGAACACGCCGTATACCGCCGTTCCGTGTTTCAGCTTCTCCCACCAGTTGTCGGAGTAGGTCTGCTCGAACTCGTTGTACTCCAGCACCACCGGCAGGATGGAGGAGAGGGTCTTTGCGCTCTCCTCGTCGCTGCGCTCCCTGGGCAGCACCACCGGCTCCGGGTAATTGTCCATAGCGTCAGCGTGCTTGTTGGTAATGGAGTTGAACAGCCAGGCAGACGTCGGCTCCGCCCCTCTGCCCGCGATCTGCCGGGCCTTGCTGCCGTCCTTCCGCCCGATGGCTTCCCAGTGACGCAGCTCCCACCACAGTTCGTCCTCTACAATGCGGGTCTCCAGGTTGGCCTTGCCCTGCTTGTATCGGGTCAGAATGTCGATGGCCTTTGCCACCTCCTCCTTACCGATGCGCTTTCTCGTCGGGTCAAAGTCCGCTCCCCTCCGAAACGCCCCCACCGGCGGGGCGTTTCTCCAGCCGCTCCCTTGTCCCTCCTCTCCCAGCGCGTCAGGCCGCGCCGGGTCCCCGCCGGGCTGAGACAGCAGCATCGCAGCCATCTCCGGCGGCATGGTCTCGTCCCGCTGCACACCGGGCAGGCCGTCGGGCTTCACGCCGGGGACTGCCTCCTCTTTCCGTCCGAATAGTGCCATAATCAATACCTCCTGTAAAAGTCGTATCTGTCGTAGGTCTGTTGCTGCTCCTGGAGGTCCAGAGGGTCATACACCACCAGCGGCGGCGCTTTCCTGGGCCTGGGGGAGATGGGGTTCTTCATGCAGACGTACCGCAGCTCGTCGTAGATGTGGTCCTCGCCGTCGGTGTCGATGTCCTCCACGTTCTTCTCGTCGTACACCAGGTTGGGCACCGTGCGGATGAAGTGCTTGCAGGTGGAGAACACATAGAGCATGGGCCAACCCTCCTCGTCAAAGGCCAGCCGGTGATGCACCTGCATCTTTCCATCGATGCGGGCATGGTCGCCCCGCTCGAAGTAGACCCGCTCCCGCTCCATCAGCGCCCCGATGCTCTCCGTTCCGTCGCTGCCCCAGATCGCCGGGTCTCCCACGCGGTTGACGCGCCTGCCCTTGAGGTTGGGGTCCTCGGCCTCGATGCGCCGGATCTCCCGGGCCACCTCCGCCGGTTCCATCTTGACGCCGGTGTTGGGCGCGCCTGTGCAGCCGTAATACTCCCGGATGCGGTAGAGCCGCCTGTCGTGGTCCACGGCATACCAGCCCACCGAGAAGGGCCTGGAGTAGCCCCAGTCCAGCCCACACCAGATCGTCCAGCTGTCCGGGATCTTGAAGGGGGAGATGACATGGGTGTTGATGCGGTCGGCGTAGTGCTCGCTGTCGTTGCGCCACTCTGTAAAGACCTGGCCGGAGAAGGTGTCCCAGTCTCCGTACAGCAGGGCCTTCCGCTCCGCCTCCGGCATGGAGGCCAGCCGCTGAACGTACTGCGGATCGTTCTGGAGCAGCGCCGGGTTGTCGAATACGGAGGATGGGACAAATATTCTGGCCTGATGTTCTGTATGCTCCGTCCCGCCCGGGTCCCGCCAAACCACTTCTTCCACAACGGGCCGCATGGGCGGAGCCGCCGTAATGAAGCGTTCCTTGACCCACCCATGGCCCACGCCCCCGGGGTTGGCCGTGGCCCGGATGTAGACCCGCGTGCCCGGCCCGTTTGGGCGGTTGCGGGAAAACAGATAGCTGTACTCCTCCCATGTGAAGTGGGTCAGCTCGTCAAAAGCGATGAAGTCGTACGCCTGGCCCTGGTATTTGACCTTGTCCTTGGTGTACTGCATAGATCCAAACAGGATCTTTGCCCCGGAGGGGAAGGTCCAGGTGTGGCTGCTCCCGTTATACCTGGCCTTTGGGAATGCTCTTGGGTAGTAGTTCAGGGTCTTGTCGATCAGCTCCGCCAGCTGGGGAAAGGTCTTGCGGAGGATCAGCGCCTTGTAGTGCGGGATGTGGACCTGTCTCAGCGCCTCGATCACCAGCGCGTCGCTCTTCCCTCCGCCGGCAGCTCCTCCATACAGCGCCTCATACTCCGGCCTGGACATAAATGCCGCCTGCCTGGGCTGGGGCCGCCACACGATGTTAGCCACCTCCGCTCACCTCCGGGATCACAACCACGCCGCTGCCCTCGCTCTCGTCTGCGCCGGCAGGCTCCGGATTGTATTTCCAGCGATCCGGCCTGCAATTAGTCAGCCAAAACATAGCGCTGGTCGGGTCCGGCGGCACTACCTTCGTTGTGGTGGTGACCAGCTCCACGATGTTTCCGGCCCGGTCCACCTTTTGCTCCCGCTTGGTCTCGACGTACTCAAAGCCGCAGGCCCGCTTGAACAAGGCCGCCTCCACCTGCTCGTCCGGCACTTCACACGCCTGCGCGAAAGCAGCCGAGAGTGCCGCGTAGCGCTCGTCCCCCTCCTGGCCCTCGTCCAGGTATTTGCGGAAGGTAGAGTAGGCGATGTGGAGGTTGGCGGCGATGTCCTTTGCGGTGACACCGGCCTCGGCCCATGCGGTAATCTTGTCCAGATAGGGCAGCACATGGGTCTCGTATTTACTTTTCGCCATGCGCGTCCCCTCCCGTCCCCGGCGTTTCTGGCCCCATCATACCAGATCCCGCCCCGCCTCACGCCCCGAATCAGCAGGAATTTTCTCTGCCTGCGCGGAAACCATTTCCCCGGGGTCAGGAAAATGGCAAGAGACCCCAGGCCATCGCCCAGGGTCTCCGCTCCTCTCTCATTTATGTACCTGTCCGCGGCGCCACGCCGATGATGTACGCCCCCTCCGCCCCGTCTCTCCGTGCGTGGATCTCATACCTGGCATGGATCTCCTTCACACTGGGGACGGGCAGCCGGAGCCGCCATCCCAGCTCCTCCCCGGTCTCCTCATCCTTTACCGTCTGGCCGTATGCCACGGCGGTCTGGATCAGGACCGCGTCCATCGCACGCTGCGCCTCCACGCCGCCGGCGTATGCCCGATCCAGCTCCCCCCGCAGTCTGACAGCCTCCTTCGCCTGATCCGCCACCTTCTTTTGATAGCGGCCCAGCTCATGCTCCAATTCTCTGATCCGGTCCACATTTCTCTTTTTCACGCTTTTCCCACCCTCTCATAATATTTCCGCAATCCCTGGGCGATGGAGCAGGCCTGCCACCCATCCACCGCGCCGCAGTAGTGCCGGGCATACTCCGCTGCCGCCTCCCGGTCCGGGAAGGCCACACACCCCCCCTCACAGTGTACCTTGCACCGCTCGTCCCACCTGTAAAACGGACACGCCCATGTCCGGTGCGAGTACCCCATCTTCACCACCTCCAATGTTCACCCGTTCTGACTTTCTCTCTGTGCTCGTTTTTTCTCCCGCCGGGACCGGCAGCCTCCCTCATCCCGCTCCCGCATTTTCCCCCGGATCAGCAGATAGTGGCAGGCCTTCTCAGTCCCCTCTCCACAGGCTCCTAAGGATTTGTAATAGATGCACCCCTCGCACTGCTTACCCATACCGCTCGCTCCTTGGCACATAGTACGGCCCCACCACCTGCTTCAGCCGCTCCTCAAATTTTGCAATGGTGTACTCCATGTCCTTGGTGTCTGCGTCCATCATGTCCGCCGTCTCGTTCACCGCAGCGTTCAGTGCGTCCACAAATTTTTTGCACCGCTCCGGCCCGAACCCAAAGGCGTCGTTTAGGGCGATGGCTGCGAAATCCACCATCTCCTGCCGGGTCACATGGCGCGTCACCTCCAGTTCGATCTGGTGCTTCCGGTGCAGCTTGTCCAGCATCCCGCTCATGTCACGCCCCCCTGGTCCGCCTGTCCCACCGCCCCAGCTTCTCAGCCTGGATCCGCGCCACCTGGCCCCGGTCCACAAAGCTGATGGCCTCCAGGGCCTCCACGCAGTTGAGCACGTCGGCCACCTCCTCATTGATAAGGACCCGCGCCTCGCTTTGCGTCAGCGGTGTGGTTCCCACCAGCACCCTGCGCATCTTGAGTACCGCCTGGGCCAGCTCAGAGCACTCCTCCGCGCACTGACACAGGATCTCCTCCGGTCCAAGCTGCTCCGCGATCCTGCGGAGCGTGTTATTGTCACTCATACAATCAGTCCTCCATGTTGATCGGCGTCCCCACCGTCCCCACGCTCTCGCCGCTCCCTGTTGCCCGGAAGAACTCCCCGGGCATGGGGAACATCCATCGGAACATCAGATAGTTGGCCGCGTCCACCAGGTGCTCGGTGTTGTGGTCCCGGTGGAAAGCGTCCAGGCATAGTTGGGCCGTCTCCAGGGCATCCACCCGCCCCTCGCCGAAATTTTTCCGGGCCGGGCCGTATTTGTGATGCGACACCTCTACACGGTTCCTGCGCAGCCGGTCAAACTCCTCGCTATAATCGTTGTTGGCGCTCATTGGAAAACTCCTCTCTCAGCGCCTCCGCGCTGTCAAAATATTGTGTACTGTACATCCCCGGCCGCCACCGCTCCAGCCGGATCAGGTAGGGCGCGGACCAGGCCCGGGTGGCGGGACAGGTGCTCACCCGTACCCGCAGCGCCCCCAGCGTCCGCTCGATCTCCATCTCACGGCAGTGCCGGTGGGCCCGGGCGATGGCCTCCAGGTCCTTGTCCGTCAGAAGATCATTCATCGGCGTCCATCTTTGCACCGCAGTTGGGGCAGTATGGTGATTTCCGGTCGCTTGCATAATCGCATTTTAGACAGTTGTAGTATTCTTCTTCCCAATACTCACCAGTATGTGTGTCAAGCTTACTTTCCACGGCTTTTTCCCACCGCCCATGCCGCACCGGGGCAACGTCGGCGGCAGGCAGGCCAGAAATTACGGCCTCGATCTCATCAGAAGTGTAATTCTCTGTCTTATAAACCACGGTGCATCCGTCTGACCCATCATTCTCCGGGTCTACCGGATAAAATAGGTCAATGGCAGCCTGCCGCTCAATATACTCAGCCATCCTACTCCTCCCTCTCACAGTAACAATTCATCAATGGATCATCATGGTCACACATACAGCATGGTTTCCCGTCACCACTGCCTGGTGGGGCATGGATACAGCCTTCACAAACATAATCAGCCATTGCTGTCACCCCTCCTCCGCTGGCTGCTGGAGCCACCACGCAATGTCGCTCCCATGCGGGCATTCCCCATCAGCGAAATCGCACTCACGGAGCCGCATTTTTTGCCCGTTTTCCATGGTGTATTCTTGGGCCGGGCACCCCTTGCAAAACGTCTCCTGAAACAGATCACCCCACGGGGTTTCTCTTTTATAGGCAAGCTTTTTGATAAAGCAGGCCAGCTCCTCATCGCTCATGGCCCGGATGCGGTCGGCGTTAGTCTCGTGATCTTCTTCCGCCTCAAAGCATTCCTTGCTGAATGTACACGGCCTACCGTTCTTTCGGCAACGATCCATGACGCGGTGTTTGCAAAATTTCATCTCTCTTTCTCCTTTAGCGCCGCTTCTGCTTCCTCCCGGGTTAGGAAAACATTTTTCCCTATTTGCTCTGCCAGCTCCTGTGTACATTTCCGCTCATAAACGAACATCTGACCGTGGTCGCAAAAATCGCATTGTCCCTCGCCGTCAATACTGACTGGACAAATCATGTCGCATTCCGGACCAGCATCCCATGTCAACTCAAACACAGTCGTGGCAGGTAGCACCACGCACCGCCCCTCCCGGTCGGCCTGCACCAGATTGCGGATTCTTTTAAGGGGGATTTCTCCGCAGGCGTCTACATAAAGGTCTCTCTGCTTTGCCAGCAGTCCTATCTCCTCCGGCTCCAGGCCAGTGTCCTCATAGGCTCCAAGCCGGTCCACAATCTCCCCCCACTTTTCGCAGTTGCAATCGCAAATGTCATTGCAATGCTCGCTACACCGGGCGTAATACCCATCAGATTTTTTGTAATGCAGTTCTGTCAATCTCTCCATGTCAGTCCTCCTTCGGCGGCTCCGGCAGGGGCATCCAGTAGGTGACAGTCGGGTCCTCCCACTCCGGCCACGCATCCACGATCCACCCATCTGTACGGCTGTACGAGGCAATCTCCATCGCCTCATCCAGCGTGAGATTCGTCCGTGGCTTGCCGCTGACCACGCACAAAACCGTCACATCATCCTCCGGTGGCAGCTCCACCTCTGCATCAATCCATCTCATCCCGCACAGCTCGTCCACCGCCTCCCGAATGATGGCGCAACCACTGGTGGAACAGTTGTGCTCGTGCCCGCAGCCCAGGCAGGCCAGAGAGCCGGTCTCGACTCTCAGTTGACTCAACGTGGAAATCAGATCATCAATTTTCATTTTTTGCATTCTCTCCTGCCTCCCGCCCATCAGGGGCATAGCCAAACCATCTAATGATCGTCGAGATCTCCTCAGGACCTAGGCTCGCAAATTCATCGCCATCTATACCCGCCACAATGATGGGCCCGCAAAACTCCACTCCACAAAAAATACAGTTGTGTGGCAGCCCCATCAGCCGCCCCTCCTCGTTGCAGATGATCACAGCGTCAGTGGCTAGTGTAATGGTCTCGATGTACCCGCCTACACAAGTCTGGAAATCTCTCAACGTGTTTCCAATCTCCCGCACCTCAGGCGCGCAGCCTGGCTCCTTGTAAACTACAGTCATGGTTGTTCCCTCTTTCTGAACCTAGTTTTAAAATCGCCCAACTCGAACAGTTCGCACCGCTGGAACTCTGGCCTGCGCACCTTCGGCGCACGCTGCCCGCAGTCTATTATGCAGGGCATTGTGTGATAGTCCTTGGACCGCTGCACTGTGCTGCAATATCCGGCCCCCTGCGGCCACGTCTCGTCCAGCCATCTACACCCATGGCAGTTCATGTTGTTTGGCCCCTTCCATCCTCATCTGCTCCGCCCCGGTCTCCCGGATCTCCACCACCCGCGTGTCTCCGTACCGCTCCAGGCACATGGCCAGGTGCTCCTTCACGCCGATGGCCTGACCAGGCGGGGCGTCTACCTGGATCACGATGGTCAGCATTGCTCTGCCTCCACCAGTTCCCCATTCATCAGCTTGTACCAGGTGTCCGCCTTTACCGTCTTACCATCCACCACAACGGCCTTCCAGTGGGCAAGATCATAGCTGTTTTCTTCCTCCTCCGCGATAACCAGGATCGCGCCCAATCCGCCACGGATCTTTACGCCGTTGCCCCGGACCAATCCAGCCCCGTTGACTCCGACGGTTACGCTCCCTCTCGATGTTGCGGCTCCACGGTCCCCGGCGGTTGCGGCTCCATAGGCCCCGCCGCTTATACTCCTGCAATGTCCTCTCCGACTGGATCCCAGTCCGCCGCATGATCTCCCTATCAGTCATCCCAGCCCGCAGACAGTCCGACACCGCCCGGACATCATATTTTGGTTTCTGGCCCCGGCCGGCGGAGTAGTCCTTCCCGTCGCTCACATACAGCGGGCAGGCGACCACATGGTAAGAGGCCCCGCAGCCCCGGTTCCAGGTCGCCTCTGCCGTCCACCCGGGCACGGGCTGGAATTTGATGCGCTTGGTCTCCGGGTCCCGCTCAGACCACGGGCAGTCTCCATAGCACTTTGCGCAGCTCAGGCATAGTGTGTCAGCCATGGGCAGCCTCCCACACGCCGGCCTCCCGGAGCAGCACATTCCACTTCCCGGGGCTCATCCCTCGGGCCGCGGCCTCCCGCAGCGTTGGCAGCCCACGCTCCCGCAGTTCCTGGTGCCACTCCTCCTGCCAGTCATCCAGTTCCTTCCGCTTTTTCTCCATAGCCTCTAACAGGCCATCTGGGGCGCTTTTCTCTGCCCCCTTGTCTCTTATGGGAGGGAGATATGCCGCCAGTTCCGAGGGATCCGGAAAAAATCGGTTTTCCCGCGCTCTCTGAACCACTGCGCTCCTGACTTGCGCATAGCTCCAGGGCTTCAATATCTCTGCCCAGATTGCCAGCGTCACGTTGTCACGCGGCTTCTTCTTGCCTTGGTAGATCTGTTCCAGCAGGTCAAACGTCCTGCATACGTCCTCTTTTGTCAAATCGCACCTCTCGTTTTTGGGGAGGGGGTCCACCTTCCAGTCGCCGCTCCCTGTTCTTCTCTTAGAGCTCTTTCAGCAGCGCGCCCCCCGTTAGAAGTAGAGGGTATAGATTTTTGAGTTCTATCTTTAGAACTACCTCTCCTATCCCTATACCTATCCTATCCTATCCTATGTGTCATTCGCAGGCCGCAAATGAGCATTTGCATGACGCAGATGGGCGTTACCCGCCGTTTTTGGGTATGAAAACCAAACCGACGCTCTCGTCGGCTCCCAAAAGCCAGTAATCGGCTATGACAGACCTTACCCGGCGTTTTTTCAGCGCCGGCACAAAACTGCGCTGGATGCCCCTGCTCGTAAGTACTCCGTGCCCCTCGTACAGCATGCGGTCAAACAAGCCAATACGCAAGCACAGCCCAACGGTATCCTGTACCGCCTTTGACCCAACTCCGCCGCCGATCCGTCTTGCAACGCTGGCGGCATCATCGCAGGTCCATGGCAAAAAGTATCCATGCAGCCCGAAGGCCCTTTGGCAAAGATAGAAATAGATCGTAAACCCGGCCACACCCTGGCCGTCGATCAGTTT